TTAAGCGTTGATAGCCCACTTCAACCCGCTCGCGTTTTGCAAAATCTTAATGACGGGTTTTTGAGCGAACGTTGCAACGAAAGAGTGATGCACGCTCAAAACGTCCTCTTGGATGTCTTGATCGTCCTCAAACGCTTTCACATTCAGGCCGATGGCCTTGCAGTTGTCGATCAGGAAATGGTGTGAGTGCTCAGTCGTACCTTGGTAGTCCATGAGCTTGTCGACAATGGCTTTCGCTTGCGCCCTCGGGTTCTCATGACCCTTCACCATGTTTGCTTCTAGCCAGCTGGCGACCATCTGTCGCGTACCCTCGACCGCCCGCTCACAATCAAGAATGAAGGCGGGTGGATATTTCGAGAAGACCTGTTGCCACAAAAGTTGTTTGAGGGGCTCGGCCTTGATCTCAACGATTGCACGATCAACCTCAGCGAGGACTCCCATTGCGGGATGCCCTCTGATCTGCGGGTCGGTCGGCCCGAGGCACGAGTGCTTGCCCATCAAGATTTCTCGCCCCGCGCACGCAATCATCGTTCCTGCGGACATCGCTAGATGAGGAACAATGACCCGTATGTCGGGGCCGAACATCTTGTAAAGGTATTCAACGATTGCTCGGGTGGCTTCGGTTCCGCCGCCTGGCGTATGAAGAATGAGATCGAGGCCTCGCCTACGGTCAACGTTGTGCACTACGGCCATAAAACCGTTCATGTCTAAGTCGGTCAAAGCCGACTCGGGATGAACACGGCCGTCCGGCAAACGCCTCTGAAGAAAGCCAGAATAGTAGGCCAACACAGTGCGACCTACTCTTGCCTCTAATTTCTGTAGATATTTGTCCCTGACCTGATCGCAGGCTTCAGGAGAGTTGATGGCGTCAATTTCGGAATTTATTTCGTTCCAAGTCGGCATCTGAAAGCACCGTGTCCGAGCGCACGGTTATGGGAGTGAACTCGCCGTAACCCGAAAAGGATGCGCCACCAAAATCCAAGGCAGAAGCAACGCTGCCATGCTCGGAAACAAAATGCAGATCGATGCCCGCTTCCTTCAAAGCGGCTTCGCGACGTGTCATGCTCCCCTCCATTGACGCGTTATTGTGATTGATTCGCTTTTGCATAGCACTCTCCGAATCAATAATCAAAATATCTCTTGACACCTATTAAGAAACGCTTGAGGCGCGAGTCGCGTTCCGCCATATATCTTTGAATTGCAGCGGGGCGTTCGGGCAGGGGCATAGAAAACACATGATTTTGATCGCTGGGGCGGTCGCCCTGCACGCCTTCACTGCCGTTGACGGGGACACAGTAACGATCGCGGGGGAGCGTATTCGGATCGCTAACATAGACACCCCGGAAATTCACCACGCGCAATGCGACGCCGAAAAGCGGCTTGGCCTAGTCGCCAAGAGAAGATTGGAATCATTGCTCGGCCAAGGCGAAATCGCCATCACCCGCGGTGATCCTTATACGGGCCGCGTGAAGGATCGCCACGGGCGGACCCTCGCGGTCATTAGTGTAGCCGGCCGCGATGTCGGCCGTATTCTGATTGACGAAGGCTTAGCGCGCGAATGGACCGGTCGCCGTGCGCCATGGTGCCAATAGACGTTATCCGCCCTTGGCCTTGCTATAGGGGTTTTCCGGCGCCCTGGCCGAGTGATCCGGAACACAGGTGAGATCGACATTTTTCCCGCCGCAGGCGTCGCATCTGAGCCGGGGGAGGATGTCATCGCGCATGGCCGGGGCATCGGGGCCGAAACGGTCCCTCAGTTCTTCAAGAGGCAGCACCCGGACGTTGCGGCAGGCATCGTCCAAGCAAAATGCCGTTACCTTCATCCTCTCGTCGATCAGCGATTGAAACGTCCAGCCCATGGGCCGAGATATAGATCAAATCGATAGCCCCGCAATCACCCCCAGAGACCCCTCCCTTGGATGTTGTGCTGGAACTATTACGATGCGCTAATGTTGTGGAGCCATGAGAAGCGACAACGTCATCCCACTTCACAAAGATATTCGAGCGGAAATCAAACGGGAGATGGCCCGCGCGGTCGCGAGATTCGGGAAACACCACATCGAGGTCATGGCAATTTCCTCTAGCTGGGGCGACACCATGGACGACAATGAGGTGCTTGCGGCCCTACGAAGGCTCAACAAGGCCGGATCGATTTTCGAACACATCACCCACCGGGCAGATGACGAATGACGTTCACCTCGCCGAGAAACCCGGATCACTACCCTGACCGTGATATCGACTGCCAAGTCTCGATCGACGAGGCCTTTCGGGAGTTGTGGGAGAATATCGCGGCTGCGGGCTGGGGACCGGAGGAGATCGCCAGCGCCCTGTACGAGCTGACGGATAACCATCTCACTGCTCTTCGTGAGAACGACGTAGTGACCCGCCGGCTTACCGCTCAAGGTGAAAACTGATGCCAGGCCCCAAAATCGATCGAGGGGACAAGATTACGATCGAGGTCGAGGTGCTATCGGCTTGGGCCGATGGAACTGTCACCTTCTCGCTTTTCGGTCATCCCGGCATGACGACCATACCCGGTGACTCCCCTCAGATAGTTGGCATTAAAAAGGGCAAACCGTCGACGCCGTCGCGCAAACGGACCGACGCATGAAATGGGCGCGCAGCGCGGCGAGCGCCCGTGACAAGCCCCGGATCCCCGCCGGCGTTGTCCCACCAATGCATCCCACCCTTGTCGACAAGGTGCCTGTAGGTCCGAACTGGATCCACGAGATCAAATGGGACGGCTACCGGGTCGGGGCGTACCTTCAGGACGGCAACGTTCGGGTTCTCACCCGTAACCTACATGACTGGACGAAGGAGTTCCCAACCATCGTCCAGGCGATGGCTCAGCTGAAGGCCACCAATGCCATGATCGACGGCGAGGCTTTTGTCGCCGACGTGGGCGGCATGTCGCACTTCAATCTGCTGCAGCGCGCGCTCGGCCGCGGCGGCGACCGAAGCCGGATCATGTTCGCCGTATTCGACCTGACAATGCTGAACGGCGAGGATCTTCGCGATCGGCCGCTTACTGAGCGGCGCGCAAAACTCTTTGACCTTCTGGGTAATCCGCAACCGGAGGGTATCGTCTTCAGCGAAACGATCGAGGGCAATCCCGGTGACCTGTTGCAGCAGGCCTGCGCGTTTGGTTTGGAAGGTGTCGTCTCGAAGCGGCTGGACAGCCCATACCGCTCTGGCAGGCGGGAGGAATGGGTAAAGGCTAAATGCATCAAAAGCGACGAGTTCATCGTCATCGGGTATGAGCCTGGCGGCAGCTATGGAGGGCTAGGAAGCTTGCTGCTGGCAACGGGCCAAGACGGCAAGCTGGCCTATGTAGGCGGTGTCGGGACCGGCTTCAACTCCCGAAGCGCCCCTCCCCTGAAGGCCAAGCTCGATACGATCCAGACCGGCTCGTCACCAATCCCCAGGCTCAGGAACAAGAACGCCGTCTGGACGCGGCCAGAGATCGTTGTCGAGGTCGAGTTTCGCGGCTGGACCGAGGATGGCCAGCTTCGGCATCCCTCATTCAAGCGGGTCCGCGACGACCGGTCGGCGGGTGAGCTTTTCTAGTTTGCAATTCAGCGCCCACCGACCATCATATGCGCGATACGGTCAATTTGACACCGGAGCTTGTCGAGGTTTCCGTCATTGACGATGGTCGCGTCGACGTCAATCTCGGCTTGCGCTGCGTCGCTTCGAATGCCGGTTGGGCCGCTGTGACCTGGCCGAACGATGCGCACGAGCATGCCACCCACCGCGCGGATCGCCGGGGCTTCATAAACGACAGACTCGACGACGAGCGGCCGCCCCGAATGCTTCCGCCAAGCGAGGTCGAATTCTTTGCCGAGCGTCCAATCCGCACCCATGGAAACGCCCATGAAGTGACCGAACTTTTCGAGGAAGGATCGCGGGAACGCGGCGCCGGGAAGGTATGGCGACGGCTTGTCGCGCAGGTCGCCGTACACCATTCGGCACGCTTCATCCTCTGTCGCGCCGACGTGCATGAAATACGCCATCGCCGCGACCTTGCCGCCCTCAAAGGGATGCGCCCGCACAAAGCCGTAGGCGCCGACCAAGTGATCGGCGGCCGTCGACTTGCCGACGTGTCGCCGGCCGGTCAGTCCAATAACCGGAGGATGGCTCATGCGACTGCCCCGGTGACCCCGGCCATGTCGAGCGCCGGCGGCACGTACAGGCTGCCCTCATCAGGCGAGCCGAGAAACAATTCCTGATAGGTGATGACGCCGAGCTTTTCCTCGACGATCAGCAGATTTTGCGAGGCCGGCGCCGGGTCTGCCTTTAATGACCGCATGGCGTAGGGGTTATATCCGACGATCGAACCATTCGCGAAACCGAACGGAATCTTGCTCGACGTATGGTCGTGCCCCTGTAGCACGAAATGAAAACCTCGGCCACGGCGGGCATAGGAAACATGCGTTCGGTACATGCCCCGGACCTGCTTGTAGACCGCGCCGTAAAGCCCGCCCGTGCCGCCGGCGCCCTCGTGCCCATGTTGCAGAAGGAATTTCCAGCCGTAGACGTTGAATAGGGCCTCGCCTGACCCGGTGTAGTAGAAACTAACGCCAGGATCGCCGGCGAGCATCTTTTCAATGCCCCACGAAACCAGGATGTCGAGATTGTCGATCCCGCCCTCGGCGGCGTGCGGCTTCGGCGTCAACCGGCTATGGTTACCGCCCGAGGTGTAGACACGGATCGGAACCTTGACCGTCGATCGCAGAAAGGCGAGGCCGCCGGCCGTTTGTTCGGACACGACCTTGACCGAAGTCACGACGGGCGCGGCGCCGCCTCGGCGGCTTTCTTCACGCAGGTTTCCGTCGATCATATCGCCGCCAAGGCAGACGATGATTTCGTCGACGGGATCGCCCTTCCAATGGTCGGTCAGGAGCGACGCCGTTTTCTGGAAAAGCCTTTCCAGACGCGCGCGGCAAATGTCGAGATTGTAGGAGTTCAACCCGTCCATTTCGTAAAGGTCGACCGCCTCGCCGCAATGCACGTCCGAAATGTGAAGAATCGCCGAGCGGCGGCCGCCACGCTTGCCGCCAGAAATCGGCGCAATCACGGCCGGCGCCTCGATCGCGCGTGCCAAGTCGAACACGGTGGCACGAAGATCCTCGGCGGCAATGATGCGATCGAGCAACCCCTTGCGCTCGGTCTTGAGGTCGGCGACCTCGCGTTCGAGTCGACGCTCGCGCAAGCGCTCGTCGATCGTCGGCGGCGTGACCGGCGCGGCCGCGTTGGTAGTTTTTGCCTTGGACCAGGCCACAGCTGCGTCGCGCCATAGAGTATCGAGGCCGGCGCGCCGGATGCCGCGCAGGCGCACGTCGGCCTTGTTCTTTGTCAGGCCGGCGGCCTTTTCAGCGATGCGCAGCGCCGTCGTTTGACCGGCGCCCGGATTGGTGCCCGGCGGGGCATAGCCCGCAACGATCGCGTCGCGGATGCGTTCGGCAAAGGCCTTTAGCTCGCCTTTAGGAAGCGCGACGCCGCGGTTAACTGCAGGATTGGTTCGCTTCATTTTCATTCAGTTCGATCCCCCGCGACGGCGCGGCGCTGTCTGGCCGCGGTCGAAATAGTTGTCGAAACGGTCGCCGAGACGATCGATCGCCTTCACAAGCGTCGTCTCGACTTCCTTGATGGCTTCGTTGGTTGCGTATTCCCGCGCGACGATCAGCTTGTATTCGGCAAGCTCGTGCGCGCCCCTGGCGCGAATTTCCTCGGCGCGCTTTTGCAGGGCGGCATAGCTAGCGGCGAGAGCGTCGTGCTTCTCTTTCTGGTCGGCCTGCGCCGCCTTCATCGATACGACGTCACCGCGCAGGAGAAACCAGGCCGACAAGGCCCCGACGATTAGCGCGCCGATCGTCAGAAGATTGCCGAGCGTTACTGTAGGATCGATCGTCACGGGCGCGCCTCAAGATGGTCGACAAGGTCGTCATGATAGTCCGCGCAGCGGGTCAGACGTTCGTTTGCGCGGTCGAGCGCCGCGCGCTCACGTTTCAAAATCGAACGTATCTCGAAGCCTTCGACCAAGGCCGCATGAGGTTCGCGGGCGCGGCAGTCGTCGGGAAGTTCGCCCAGAACAATCCCGGCGGCCGCGTCGCCCTGGCGCGAGGCGGCGGCTTCGATGCGCGCGAGATCAAGGCTTGAGCAGCCACTCAATATCAGCGCGATCAAGCCGCCATTCGCGGCCATCCTCGGCAAGCTTCTTTTCATTTTTGACGATCCCCGATTCCATTCTTTCAACTTGCCGCGAGGCGGCCGCTTGGCTGTGAGCGAGTATTAGAGCGAAGCGATCGCGGGCGGCCCGGACGTCGGCGAGTTGCCGTCGGGTCGCTGCAAGCTCGGCCTCGGCGGCCACTTTTTCGGAGCGCTGCACGAAGCCGCCCCGTGCTGCCGCCGCGACTGCGGGGTCGTCGACGAAACGATCCCATGCGGCACCGCAAGCGGTGGCAGCAGCCAGGCCGCCCGCGAAGGCAAGGGGCGCCGCAAAACGCGACAGCAGCGGCGCGGCGACCGCCAGGACAGCACCGCCGATCATTTGAGACCCGCGAGGCAAAGCTCAAGCTCGCCGATGCGCGAGGCATCGCCGTACTCGCGGCGGAGCTTCAGCCCGCGAACGACCTTTCCGCCGGCGCGATTAAACCGCGTGACCGCATGGCAAGCGGCGCGATGGTCGTCGGCTTTCGCCAGCCGTGCGGCCGTCGAATTGCAGATGGCCCCGACGCCGACGTTGTAGCCGGCCGACACGAGCGACGCCTGAAGGCTCAACGGCAGTTCCTTAAAGTTCGGAATGCAGACTGTGAGCGGCCGATAAAAGTCTTGCTCGACCCGGCGCAAGAGCATTGCGTCGCACTCGGCGTTGGTCTTGACCATGCCGGGTTTCACGCCCTTCGTCTCGCCGTCGCAAATCGTCCAGACGCCGACGATATCGCGATAGGCGTGAAGCTCGCGCCCTTCCCACGGCTTGATCAGAACACCGAGGCTCAGAGTGACAGCGGAAGTGATGCCGGCCAGCGCCACGACGGCCCTGCGGCTTTTTGCGGTTGTCATGTTCGCTAGTCCTTCTGCGTCAAATTTTGCGCGACCAGTCGGGCGACGAAGGCAGCGGCGGTCACGGCGAGAGAAATGGCGGCGAAAGTGCCGCGCGGGATATCGATCACGCCGTCGAGGATCGGCAGGGCGACTTCGGCGCCGGAGAGGGCACCGGCAGCGATGATCAAGCGGATGCTCCACGCACGACGAAGCACCCGGCGCCAGTTGGCGACGAGCTTCATTTAGGTAACCCCTGCGGAAAGTTTGTGACTAACGCAGCGCAGCGGCTGCGCGCCGCTTACGGCCAGTATTGGTCGTCGGCGAAATTGACCGGGATCGCCGACATCGCCTGTAAGACAAATGAGGCGGCAAAGATCGGCTGCCGAAATGCACCAGCAGCCAGCAGCACTTGTTGCCAATCATCTGCGGTGACATTCACCGGCCCGGTATCTGTAACGACTGGAATTGTGGTCGAGGTATCTCCGGTCGCGAGCAATGCACCGGAGAGCTTTGTCACCTCATCCCATCCCATGAGATCGGACTCGGTCGTCCCTATCCGATGTGTCCCTCGACCGTCGCCGAAATCGTAGTTGAAGCCCGCGGCCAAACGCCGTGAGCGCTCTGCAATCACTGCCGCGGTCATCTGGTCGCGTGTCACAGCGGCCTTTTGTTCAGCGGTGATCAGCTTGGAAAAATCAACGGTCATTGAGGCAACTCCACGGTGCCGTCCGGCGGGCTGATGATATCGCTCGGGAATGCTACAGTCGGCGAAGGATCGGGGCCGTGCGGCAAAACGAGGGTGACGTGCAACACGCCGGCGATCCGCTCGACATCGCCGGCAAACCATTCACTGTCGATTGCGTCTTGTGGAAGCGTGGCACCGTCGGGCACCGGCGTGAAATCGAAAACGACGCCATCAATCACAAGGCAATCGCCCGATTTTTCTACGGTCAGCGTGCCGTCTCGACGAACAGGCGAAAGCGAGATGCGCATTCTAGAACCACCTTCCAACTGCGAGGGCCGATACGGTCAAAGTCTCGTTGCTGTTGGCAATGGCCGAGCCATTCCAACCGGTCAAAGACGCAGGCCCTATTCGCGCGAAGCCGCTCGTCGGACCAGTGGTAAAGCCAGAAACCCCATGCGCGATTTTGATGTCGGAAACAGTTCCCGCGAAGGCTGCCGCAAAGTTCCCCGATGCACCGGCATACACGCCGCCGGTGATAGTGAAGACCGGCGTAAACCAACAAAGCTGCGTGCCGTCGGCAAACCGCGTATACCAGCCGTTTGCGTTTACCCCCTTTTCGACAAGCGCACCGGTCGGAACTCCCGCAGCCTGTGAGGCCGTCCCAATAATATTGCCCCGCCGAAACGCCTTGTCAGCGGCGAGAGTGGCTGAGACACGGGCGTCGGGGATCGTCCCGGTCGTCAAGTTGGCGGCATCGTCGGCGCCAAGGTTAGACCTCGCCGTCGCCTTGTTCGGGAGGTCATTGAGGTTTTGGTCTTTCTGCAATTTGGTAGCGATCAATGCCGTGATCGTCGCTGCAAAGTTCGCATCATCCCCGAGTGCGCTTGCCAACTCATCAAGAGTATCGAGCGCGCCTGGCGCGGCCGCGATCAGCGCGTCGATCGCCGCCTTGACAAAGGCCGTTGTCGCGATCTGTAGCGTGTTCGTCCCCGGCGCAGCCGTCGGCGCAGTCGGAACGCCGGTGAGGGCAGGGCCCGCAAGCGCCGCGGCGCCAAGCGCGGCCAGCAGCGCGGCGTTGCTCGCCGCCGCGATGCCCGTGCCGCCATTTGCAAGCCCAATGACGCCATTGTTGTCTGGATCGTAAGTTGCTTTGTCCAGTAGCCCATAGGCAGGGATGTCGTGGCCGGTCAACGTGGCTATGATGGCCCGCGCGATGAAGTCGCGCAGCAGCATCGGCGATGAGTACAGAACGTCATCGACGTTTACGCCTGGTAGCGTTGCCAATCCGCGGAACTGAGCAATCAGATGGTTCCATTGCCGATCGGTAATGCGAGTCGTGTCCTCGTACCGCTGACCACTTCGCGCCCAGGACATGCCCTCCTGATGCACCGTCTCGTAGCCGACGGGCGCGGTCAACGTGCGCGGCTCTGCCGGGTCGAGGATGCCGAAAAAATCGTCCATCGAAAAGACCCTCGTTTAAAGTTGCGCCTGTAGCGTCATGCTTCCGAAAAATGTGACGCCGAACAGCGCCCGATCGTAATCGGTTTGAATAGTGGCATTCACGCCGTAGCGAGTGACGGTTTTTGCGAGCAATTTGTTGGCCCAACCTTGAATGAGCGGCACGGTCGCCTGACCAACAAAGCCGGTGACGGTTGCGAGGGGCGATCGAGCCCAATTGAGGGTGAACGACTCTGAGTACTGCCCGCCGTCGTTTCCCGTTCCCGTACCGACCATGATCGGCGTGCCGTTTTTGGTCTCGTCGTGAAGCATGCGGTTCCGATTGAACAGCGCCGTGACAGAAGGGGTGTTACCGGCGTCGGTGACGACGCGCGCAATCAGCATGTCGTCGTAGGTGGAGTCGAACGACCAATGGGTCTCAGGCAGGACGCCCGGATTGTAGGCGAGATCGGCCAGGTCTTTCAGTTCCAGCACCGGGGATCCGGCATTGAAGCGCCAACGATAGTGGTAGGTCTTATTGGCAACCGTGCTTTTCGTTCGCGCTGCGAGGTTGAAGTCATTGGTATTCTGCAACGTGCCGCCACGGTGAATGAACTGCTGCGCAGCTGCCAAAACGACCGATCCGACCGAAGACGACAGCGACATTACGCCGCCATTGGAAATAATTTCGGGGAACACCGGATTGTACCCGAATGAATTCGGGTCGCCGCCGATGCCCGCGGCGATAAGCTGGATCGCCTGCAACAGTTGCGTTAGATCGCTGTCGCTAGGCACCAATCCTGCCGCCTGGATGACGGCCAGGATTTCCCGCATCGGGTGCTCGATTGCCTTCCCCGGCGGGACCGCGCCCTTTTGCCCGGCTTGAGGATTACCGTCAAAGTAGGACGGTTCCGGGTTTTCGATCGACGGCGTCGAGTTAAACGGCGGCAGGTACTTCATGGGTCACACCCTCGGGTTAGGAATAGTTGAAGATCGGCCGCGTCCATGCCGGCGCGAGCCGTCGGAACAGGCATTCCAGCGCGGTCGCTTCGTCAAAATCCGAGAGTGGATCGACCCCGCATTCAGAAATGCCACATTCGAAATAGTCGACCGCCACGCCTTCGACGTTGACGATCCAAAAATATTCAATATGGCCGCCCATCTCGTCGGACCCGCCACAGTCGGACACGCCACATGTGAAGGAACTCGGCTCATCGATCGAAATCGTGTAGCCGGCCGATGCCGCCAGGTTGACAAAATCGGCGAGCGTAATTGTCCCGGTCGACCTGATTTTCAGGAGAAGGGCGCGAAGCCTTTGCGCACGCGTCTGCTCGCCGGCAAGGCAAGGGTCGGGAAGGCCGTATTCACTCTCCCAATCGTCAAGACTGTCGACAAGCGTCGAGGCCGTGGAGTCGAGGCCAATCGTATAGATTCGCCGGTAGAGGGTGACGAAATCACCGGACAGCGCGCGCAAGAATGCGCCCAACCGGGAATTTTGTTCGAACGCGGCGCCGTCGGGAGAGCGCCAAGCGCCGCCCGTCGGCAACAGCCCATACATTGAAGATGCGACATCGTCGATCGCGGGATCGCTCAACGCATCCGCTGTGTTGGGATACGGCCCCGAGAAACCTGCAGGCTTGAGCGCCAGGAGGGCGGTGCGCGGCTCACCCGGAAATAAAGGCGGTCGGGTCATAGGTAGGTCACCGTCCCAAGCACGGGATATTGACCGCCGGTAAAGACCACGTCGGCGGCGGGCGACACGAGGACATGACGATCCTCACCGATTGCCGACGAAATTGCTTCCGAAATCCACGACCTCGACAAAACAAACGCCTCGATCGCGACCCCAGGGCGGGACCGCTCAAAAAGCATGGCCCGCAACGAGGTCTCAATTCGATTGCGCACCTCAACGCTGTCGATCCCGAGGCCGGAAATTGTGATCGCAAGCGGTGCCGAGATCGGCGCCGACACAGCAAGCCCGGCTCTAATGAGGCGGCGGGCGGCTATCGCGTCGAATACCGCGTCGACGTCGCCGGCGGTCGGAATGAAGTCGGGCCGACCGGTAAAGAGGAACCACACCCCAACTGTGCCGGGACCGTTCGCAAATGGCCATGCCCACGCTTTGACAACGCCGGGAATAGCGAGCGCGAATTGCTCATAATCTGAATAGGCGCCACCTTGAGGAGGGCGACGTTTGCGATCGAGGACGCGCGCGCGCAGCGCTTCATCACTCTCGACGTCCGCCCCACCGCCAAGGCCAACTGAGCCGACTGTCGCTTGTGCGCCGATGGTCGGATAGAGCGCCTGGTCGACGAGGGACAGCGGCTCGTCTGGCGCGCGGTTGGTTGCCACCCCAGTTGCTTCGGCGTGCACGAGCAACGTCAATTGGCCGTTGCCCTGCGCCCTGGCCTCACCGGACGTGCGATAGGTGAAGCCGCCCGAGATAAAGGTGATGCCGGCCGGATAGATCGCGCCAGCGGTTCCGGTCGTCAAGATGAACCCGGTTGCGGAAGCCGCCGGCTTTCGCGCAAGACCAATCTCATAGGCCTGCCGTTCAAGGTGGCGTCGATCCGCCGTCGAGGCAAAGATCTGCCGATAGATGTACTCGGCGCGTAATTCGACCAGCTGGATCGCCATTGCCACGACTTTGGAGAACACCGAAAGCGTGTTCGGCCAGACGAGAGCGTCGGTGCCGGGCAGTTCGCGCCTCAAGTCGCCGCGAATTGCCTTGGAAATCGCGTCAAGTGTTCGGGGAAGAAACCCGGATGCCATTCAATTCGCTCCAAAGGATCGAGAAATTCGGCGCAACAATCACCGCCCCTGCGCGGTCTGTCAGAGTGACGGTGAGGTCGAGGCGGTTTCGGGTCGGGTCGGCAGTAGCGGTAGCCGTGACATTGGCGACGGCGCCTTGACCAACTAGAACCTCACAAGCCTCAATCGCATAGGCTTCAGCCAACCGCGGGACCACATTGGCGTCGACCGTGCGGCGCGCGAGTAACCACAGCTTGGAGCCGATCGCCGCCTCGCCCGTTACCGCTTCGAGGTCGAAGCTGTCACCCGGCCAGCCGCGGTTTTGATCGCCGTCGCGCAGTTCATCGGGCAACGCACGCGCATCCGTCATCAGGCAGATGAGCACTGCCGTTTCCAGCATGGCGCAAGCACGCAGGCCGCCGCGATTGTCGATCTCGCCAGCGTCGGCGACGGCAAGATCGCCCATCACGCCATCCCAAACAAGATCGGGCGACAGCGACGGAAGCCGGTCAGAAAATTGAGGAATGATGCGCATTGCCGGCTCTAGTGAGAGTGATGATTTGTATTGCCGCCGTCGTCGATAATCGTTCCGGTTGCATGAATGTCGCCATTAACTTCAACGTTGCCGTTGATGGTCAAATTCATATTGAAGGTCCATCCATCGCTGGACAGCACAACCTTGTTGCCGGTGTTGTCATACATGGCCGCCTCGCCGACGCCGATTTCTGGCACCCGCCCCGGATCGGCTGCGGCCATCACCATGCCTTGCTCACGGCGGCCACCTGGCGCGATCAGATAGCCGACCGAACCGGCGTGCGGCCGCGAGTGGAAGCCGTGAGGCTCATGCCAAACCAAATCCTCGAACCGCTCGCCCGCCATGCCTGTGCCGGTAACGAGCAGTTGGCCGTTTTCGTAACGTGTGCTTTCAATCCGCACGCGGACCAACTGACTGGTAAACGCGCTCATCCATCTTTCCTATGTCGTTGGCGCCGAGAGCGACGTTTCGACGTCGGGTGTTGCCCAGGCCGCCGCACTCGCTTCGCCCGCCCCGGCGGCCGGCGCCTCGCCGCCAAGAGCGCGCGGATCGCAAAGTGTAAGCTCGGCGCGGGTGCCAGGGCCGCCGGACGGGATTGCCTGCGTAAGGCGCACGCTTTTGATCGCCATATCCTGGTTGATGTAAATTCGGGGATCCGCAACCGAGATCAGATAGTGCGGCCGAAAGATCATCCCGCCGGCGTCACGCCACCCCGACACGGTGATTGAGGCCTCGCGCGAAAATCCGGCCGCGCGTTTGATTTCCCGCTCGGCGCGCTCTTTTAGCTTCTGAGCCGTCGTCTCACTCTCATGCACGATGATACGAGGGCGGCGGCGGCGCACGCTGGAATCCTTAGAGCGACCTTCCGGCTGCAGAGCGGCGCTATCACTGCCTCGCGACGACTGGCCGCGGACGATGACCTCGTCGTGACGGCCGCGCTCAGTGAGCTTGGCTGAGGCCGCGATGATGTTGCCGCCGGTGCCGATGGTGAGGGCGCCGGCGTGCCGGCCGCGCGGCCTGACGGCAATCTGCGCCTTGCCATTTTCGTCATCGTAAATGAAAGCCCGATGCGACCGCGCGAGTGGTTCCATGTGATAAAACCACGACCGGCCGGGATTAATGAAACTGGCCGGCTCTATCGGAAAGGCCTGGTCTGCCTCGACGCCAACACCGGCGGTGTCGAATTCCTTGGCGATAGCGTCGAGGCTCTTTTTCTTTACAAACCCGGTCGGGTGATCGACGGAAGCCTCGACGAGGTCAACCGTGCGGGACACGACGGAAATCGAAACCGAATGGCTGCTTTCGTCATGTGACGGCGCCACGTCGCGCACGTACCCCGTAATGACAAGATCACCGCTTGCCTCGACGGTGCATTCCTTGCCCGGCTCAACGGGGAACGCTCCGCCGAGGTCCGAAATTGTCAGGCTTGCCGTCCGCGCCGCCTGCTCGACCGAATAGTCGATCGAAATTTCCGACCATCCAGAAAAGGCCAGGCCGCCGATTGTGACGGTCAATGTCTCAAGCGGATCGCGGGTCATCGGCTTAGCGCCTCGAAAACAACCGGAAGAAAGGCCGCGGCCGCAGCGCGGTTGCGCGCTACGATCTCGCCGGCGCGATTGGCATCACCGTAAAGGTCGTGAGCAGCACGGATCGCCGAGAGGGACACGCCCGTCTCGACCATAACAAGCGGCGCGCGGTTTGCCGCGATGCGAGATAGTTCAAGCGCCGCCTGGCCCGTAAGTCGCGACAGCCATTCGAGCGCGTCGACGCCCAACATACCCGCCGCCTCGATTGCAGGCGTGGCAATCCGCGCAAGCTCGGCACGCGCGGTTGATGCATCTTGCTCGGCGGCATAAGTGCCCCTGGCGCTGGCGACCGCCATCGCCGCAGTCAAGCACACGATGTCGCTCGCACGCATCCTGTCGCCTGCAGGATCACCCAAACGGGCATCGACTTCGAAAGAGAGCAAGGGGCGAAGCAAGTCGGCATCGCCGTGCAAGGCAACCGAACGCCATGCCGACAGCAAGGCGGCGACAAAATCGGCTGGATCATCGGCAAAATTGGCAGCCTTCACAGAGAGCGCCGCAACCGCTTGCGAGGCGCCCCGCGGGGCGTCCTGCGCAAGCACGATGGCGGCGACCGATTGCGCGCGTGTCGCCGCAGCCATTGCCGCGGCTGCTTCGCTGTTTGTGACCGGCATTTTAGTCAGTTGCCCCCAAAGGCGCGCGAAAGGATACCAACGCCGGCAGCCGCTATATCGGCGATGAAGCCGACGCCGCCCTGAAAGGACGGGACAGAACCGAGTCCGGCTTCAATGAACACGATGTCGAAAGCGACATGTCCGGCCAATTGCCGGTTGCGCGATAGCCGCCACTCTGAAACGCGCGCGGACAGCGGCTTGAGCATCGGCAAGACGAGAAGTCCGGCGCCCTTGCGATCCAGTACGGCGGCGAGCGCCAAGGCTTGTGCATCCGCAACATCGCCGGCGACATAAGCGGTAATCTCAAAGAGGCGCGGGTCTCGCCCCATATCCTCAATCACGCTGCTTTCGCTGTAAGCGATAGGCGATATAGACAAGCGCCGTGCGCCGGCAGCGCCCTCGACGTCGACTTTGAATGAGGAACCCCGGAAAGAAGCCGGGCGAAACGCAGCAAGCCAATCGCGCGACATTATTGTGCCCCTCCCGCAACGTCACCGCCGGATCGACCGACATCGGCGTTGACGCCGCCACCCCCGGCAACGCGCGCGTTGACCGTTATCGACCCGACGCTGTTTCGGAACGACGCCGCCGCACGGGAACCGAATTGCTCGGCCATCCCGTTGAGCATGCGAGCGAAGACCGATCCAGCTTCATTGCCGAAACTTTGGCCGCCCGTTGTGCCCGCGTCATTGATCGCTCGTGCGGCTTGCGTGATCGCCTGCCCGGCATCCGTGCCGCCGGTGGAAAGCGCCATTTCGATTTCATTGGCGATCGCGTTGTGATCCTTGCGAAGCGCCGACATGGACGCTTCCTCGGTTTCCCGAAACGACGGTGCCGGCACGGATGGCTGTGACGGCGACGGCCGCGAAGTGAGCGACGCGGCAGCCGCTTTGACATCTTGCCGCCGGTCGGGCCAAGCGCTCGGGTGAGTTTGGGCAGGCGCATCGGGGTAGGCGCCATCCCAATCGGGAAGCTTGATCGGGTCGGAATCGGTTGGCGCCGCGCGCCTCTCTTGCAGGCGAGATCGCGCGGCACCGGCCTGATAGGCGTCGAACTTGCGATCAAAGGCCGACCTTGCCACGAGCGGAGGCCCATCGCGCGTTTCAGGAATTGGCCCCTCGAGCGGCAGCCCCGACTTATCTTTTTTCAGAACCGGCGTCGCCGCCGTTTCAGCGGGCGCCGGGCGATCCTTGAGCTTACCATATTCATCGATCGCGCGGCGCTGCTCGTCAGTGCGGAAGCCGCCGCGCCATGCCATGCCGTCCTTTTCATCCTGGCCGTGTGTGATGCCCCACCAACTGCGCGCGGCAAAACCTTTGACGCCGCTTTGTTCAAGGCCGGCGTTTACGGCCATCCCATAGTCAACGCTATTGGAGACGTAATCCATGGCGCCACCGACAGGCGCCGCGGCAGCCCCGCCAACTGATGTTTTGAACCGGTCCCACGAGGCCGACATGCGGTCGATCTTCGATTGGTTATCCTCAAGCACGCGCCCGAGGTCGCGCATCACGGAACCGTCGACTTTGGAATTGTTGACCGCGTCGATAAAGCGTTGATAGCTGTCGGCGCTGGTCATCAGCGATTGCATGCCGAGACGGAATTCCTGATCGGTAAAAAGCAGCGGTAGCTTGCTAAGGTCGCCGTCGATTGCCTCTTTGGACAGCCGCACGAATGCCGCAAGCGTGTCCTCGCCGTTCTTCTTTGCCGCGGCAAGAGAGTCGCGAAGGTCGATGCCGAAGTCGGCAAACTTCTTGCCTGTGTCGGAACTGTACATCTTGCCGAAAATGTTCTGCGCCTGCGTCGCCGCCGCGCCCGCCGAGCCGGTGTCCTCGCGAATGGTCTGCAGCACCGCGACCAGTTTTTTCAGGCCTTCCTCGCCCTCGTAACCGAGGGAAGCGAACGAATTGGCAAGCTCAGGAATAAAGGACGCCATGTCCTTTAGTTCGAACTGGCCCTCCTTGCCCCCGGTGACCATGATGTCGAAAGCGCGCTGCATTTCGCTCGCCTCGATCTTCAGGGCGCTTGCTGCCTTCTGTGCCGTGTTGGCGATATCGCTGGTCGCAGCGCCGGCGGCCTGCGCCGTCGCCAATACCGACGGCATGAAATCCATCGCCTCGGACAACGACATGCCGGACGAAACGAGCGTGTCGACCGCCTCGACCGCCTGATCGATCGGCAACGCGAATTGCTTCGCACTGCGCTGGATTGTATCGAATGCACCCTTGGTTTCGGCGGCGCTCGCATCGGCAGTGATGCCGATCCTGGTCATGCGCCGCTCAAGTTCAGCGAAGTCGACAAAGGCCTGCTTGGCGCCAAAGGCGAGCGCGGCCGGCGCGGCATAGCGCAACAGCATGCCATGCATATCGCGAGCGCCAGCGGCGATCATGCTTTGGCTTCGGTTGAATGCCTTGGCCTTACGATCGACCTTGTCGAGGTGACCGGAAAGCTGACTAAACGCGGCCATCGAGCCGAGCTTAGACGACAATCGGAGGATCGCCTCGATCGTGCGATTAGACATGTCTGCGGTTTTCCCAGGCTGCGGCGCGATTGCCGTATGTCAAGATCTCGTCGAAGGTCAGGCGCCCGACTTCGTCGAAGCCTTTTCCGAATCGCCAGAGGAGTCGGTCAGCTGCTTCCTCGACGAGCGGGCAGAGACGAAAAAATCGCGGATCGCTTCATGCACCGCGATCGTATCGGCCAGGTCGAGAACCGCCAGGTCGGCGGCGCCGGACGGCTCTTTAACGCACCGCTCGGCATATTTGGCGACGACGTCGTGATGCCGCACAAGCACCATGCGTTGATCGCCAATCGGCTGCCATTCTTCGATTTCGCCGAGATCGACAAAATCCTGCCACCGCGGACCCCGGAACTGAAGCACCGAAACGGGCTTACCCGTTTCGGTGTAGGTGCGCGACAGCGCAACCGTAGCGTCACCCATTAGCCGATTTTCCTGTAGCTTTCGGCCATGATCCCGACGCCCGAGACCTCACCATTGACCCGGTTTGATGCCGGTTCGCCGGTGTAGAAGGCCTGGGTATAGAGGTGGATGATGCCCGTGAATTCCTCGACGATCGTGACGTCTCGGCGGGCATCGCCCATCATCGCCGCAAGGTCGACGCCCTTGTCAGCGAAGTTGATTTCTGCGCGCGGCGCCGAAGGCGTGACGACACGATCGGGGCTGCCGTCCTGGTTGACTATGCCCTCGACCGAACTGGTCGCCGGGTAGCACGTGAATGTGCCGCGCAGCGACATGTTGCGGCCGCTGGAATCGCGAAATTTCATCACGCCGCCAAAATCTTTTCCGGCCATTGGCTGGACTCCTCGGGGTTAGTTTCGAATTGGGGGAAAGGCGAAGGCGCGTTCCGCCGGTCGCTAGACCGGCGAAAACTGCGAATAGACGACTGCGTTGGCGGCGATGACGTCGAGCGGGTTGACGACGTCGATCGGCGCGTAGATGTCGACCCGGTTCGGGTTGTCGATATTGCGCTTGACCTCGATAAGCTCGGCGGCCTTCACGGCGTTTTCCAGAACACCGGTCATCACCATGCGCTGATAGGAATGCATGAACGTGGCCTTGATGTCGGCGGGCGTCGAGATCGTGTGCAGGTTGCCGGGATTGTCGTCAGCGACTGCCTTTTGGCCGTGCTCGATCGTGAGATCGGTACGGAAAAGGCGCAGCGCATAAACAAGCTGGCCGATCTTCTGGACGTCGCGGAACGTCGTGTCGGGAACGCCATTGAACGTGCGCGATGTGGTGACGATCTTGTCAATCACCACATTGCCGCCAGTGTTGACTTTCCAAGTCGACAGGCCGGATCCGAGGAAGGCGTCGCGGGTCGCGAAATCGAGCCACCCGGCGCGGTCGCGGGGCGGCAGCAAGCCCTCGACCACAAGTCCCGTCTGATTGCGGGAAACGTTACCTGTCGCACCATCGGACAGCCAGGGCACAATGCGGGCAACAAGGCCGGCCGCCCATTGCCAAACCGGGTTCGGCGCATTCGACGAGGCGATGATCGGAATAACCGACAGATGCCGGCTGTCACGCGCGAGGCCGTGCGTCGTCAGGTTGGCGATCGAGTCGGACAGCGGATAGAACACATGACCGTAAATCTGCCGGTTCCATGCCCAACGCCCGGAAGTGTCGGACAAAAGCGTCGCATAGCGGCCGACGTTGGTCGCGTCCGAAAACGGGCTGACGATCCAGTCGAATTCATCGTCGCCGAGTGCTGCCAGGCCAGCGCTAAGGTCGGGCGTGCCGGCGCCAGCGGTCGCCCCGAGCGTTGCCTTGCCGGAAAACACGTTTGAACCGTCGAGCACCGGAATGTTGATGTCGATCCCGTCCATGACCGCGCCGGCATGGCGCGGCGTCAGGGTCACAACGCCGAGCGCCGAGGTCGCGGTATAAGGCAGGCTGGCGCCGGTGAGCGCGTTGAAATACGCATTGATCTTGGCGGCGATCGCGGTCGCGACGGCCGCTACTGTGTCACCGGATGCCACGGTTACCATCAGCGTCTCACCGGCAATCTGGATTGCGCCGACCCCGGCCGACGGCGCGGAGTCGATCGTGATCGTGCGGGTGCCTTTGGTCCCGGTTTCGGGGACGGCGAGGATCCAGATTTCCTGCGCGGGCGCGTTGCGGCGGGCCATCCGAACCATGTCATCAAGCATCGATCCGGCACCGGCGAGGCGGCGCGCCTCGGCGATCGTCGGGCAGGGCGTCGGCGTGTTTGCGGCAATGACTGCGCCGGCCGCGAGCGCATGACCGATCAGGAGCAGGCGCGAGCGGTTTTCGAACTGTCCGCCGGAATTGACTTCGAAAGCGACGATCGGGGCAATGATGTTGCCGGGGATTTGGTTGAACATGTGGTCGAGCCTCACTTGCGGTTAAGGGCGGCACGCTTCGCGGCGGGCCGGTCGGTTGTCGGTTTGACCTCGACAATGTCGCCATCATCGAAAAGCCGGCGGTAATAAAGTTTGGCCAGGTCGGCCGCGATGCCTTCGGCCGGAATGGGGCGGTTGTCTCGATCCGGCATCGGGATCAACAGACCGGGGCGCGCCGGCGCATAGAGTTTTGTATTGGCCATATCGGCTATCACTCCATATTGGCGGTAAGGCCGACATCCAAAGCCGGGTCGGCGAAATCAACACCAGCGAGCGGGGTGCGCGTCACGGCGTTGAAATGCGCCGCAAGCACTGTGAGCTTGTTCCGTGCCGGCGACCCCGATGGCAAAAGGGCCGCCAGCGTCTTGAGCGGTTCCGGCATGCCGGCCGCGTCGACGAACACGTCATCCGGCAGGCTCAATTCGAAACGCATGGTTACCCGGTGCCATCTCGCGCCAAGCTGCGGAATGGCAAACGTTTCCTCGGTCACGCGAACAACGCGCCGGACGAAGCGGCGGAACAACCACCCGCGCTCGTCGTATTGCAGAAGGCGGCGAACTTGGCCGCACAGCGCCGCGAGCACGAGACGGGCATCCCAATCGTCGGCCGGCATTGCGTCGGCGAACGGCTCGCCGGCCTCGTCGGTCGAGGCGACCGCGAGTTCAGCGATGATTTCAAGTGTAGACGTCGCCTCGGCATCGTCGAATGAAGCGGCCTCGCCGCGCATCACGGCCGCACTATCGGCCGTAAACAACGCCAGGACGGGCGTGAATTTCGCTGTCGGATCGAGATCGTCGATCCCGACAAGCCGACTGTCGAATACCTTATGACCGGCGAGCGTCGGATAAGGCCCGTCCGCGTCAAGTGCCGATTTGGGGCACAGCACCTCAAGAGCGGCCAGACGGGCGGCTTCAGCGGCGAGCATGTAGCTTATCCGTTCGCGATCGAGGCGAGGCCGAGAATGGCGTTTCCGATACCGTCGGGATCACGCGATACGACCTCAAACAATTTGCGGGAACCATCCGGGTCGCGCAGGATCCTGTCGCCGATCGCGATCTCGCCGGCAAAGCTGGTCGAGCCGTATATTTCTGGCGACCTATTGAGCATGCGATCGCCAGCCTGTCCGATAGTTGGCCAGGCACGACGGCGAGCGGCAAATTCCGTGTCCTGGAAAAACGCGACAACGATCGGCTGCTCGGCGCGGGTTGCCGACGGCGCGCCGGCGCCGTGCGGCCCCTTGGCTCGATCCTGCGGCTTGAGGGTCGCGGCCTCGCCATGCACCGCGTCGACGGCGTGTCGGGCGAGCATGGCGAGGTGCGCGAATTCACTGGTCACGTGCGGCTCTTAGAGCGTGTCGCCGAGAGCCACTTCACCAGCAGTTGCAGCCGAGAGCGCCGCCGCCGTGGCAAAGCCAAAGAGCACGGCGCCGGCCGCAGTCTTGGTGAAATTGCCGTTGGTGGCGTTGTAGTAGACCTTGTCGCCAATGGCCCATGCCTCGCCGGCCACCTTGACCACGCCGAAAACACCGTTGCGGACAATCGCGACGTCGACGCCATCGGCAGCGGTGGCGGCGGCAAAGCCACGCAACGAGCCGACAGCGACAGGCTGACCGGAGACGACGCCGCCCGCGGGCGCCGGGATGGTGATGGAATTGCCGGGCTGGATATAGTTCTTCATCGAAGTTTCTTTCGACAATGCGGCCGCGGCCGCGAGATTGATGGGACGGGGTGTAGGGCGGGCGGCCCGCCTTGAGCCGCCCGGCTTGTCGCTAATCGGCCCGCTTATGCGCCGGGGTTCTTGTAGCCGCCGCGATAGTCGATGGCGCCGACGCCGAAATCGTGCTCGACGGTCATGCCGATGCCCTGGGTTCCGAACGGCTCGTCGAAGCGCACACGCGGCGCCGAATAGCCGTCGAGATAGCCCCACTGGTAGACCGCCGCATCCTCGGGATTGGCGAACAGATACCAGCCGTTGCCGGAAAGCTCAGCCGCGACGACCGGCGTCAGGGTCCCGACGAACGGGTTGACCTTAACCGAGTCGTTTGCGGCGATCGGCGCCACATACTGCAGCGCCTCGGTTTCCTTGTCGGGCGAGACGAGCAGAATGCTCGGCGTTACATTGAGCGTCGCGCCATCGAGTCCTTTCTGCTTTCGCATCGCAGCCTGCCCGGCGCCGATCGAGGCGACGGAAATCGCGGCGCCTGCGCCGGCAAGGTTGGCATGGTCGACATGGAACACGACCTTGCCATCGGCAAGCTTTGTGTTGGCCGACAGCATCATCGCGTAGAAGGTGATTTCCTCGAACCGCGAAACGGTGCGCCCATAACCGCCGAAAATATCGGCGATTGCGCCGAGCCGGTCATTGACCAGCATTTGGCGCGAGATACGCAACCCCTTGGCATAGGGCACGACGGCAATCTGCTCTTTGCCTTCGCCGAAGGTGCCGAATTTGATTTCTCCGGCTTCGGTCAGCTTTTCCAGCATTGGGAATTCGCCGATACCGACGGCGGTATGCGGGCGGAAATCCATGAAATCGCGGCGCCGCGAGACTTGGCGATAGGTCGGATTCGCCAGCGCATAACGACGCTCAAGCGTCACGTTGATGGCATCGGAGAAAATCGCCGGGAAGTCGCTTGCGGTGTGGAAAGCTCGCGAAAGAACCTCTTCACGCTCCCGAACGGTGCGGATTGCGCCGCGATAGTCGATCGCCGCGCCGGCAAATTCGACGGCGTCGCGGAACTCCATGAAGCCGCGTGCCATTTCAGCGCGGTCGCCGGTCGGCGCTTCACCGCCGAGGCGGAACGCCAAGGCGGCAACGATGCCGGCGCGGCGGGTTTCTGCCTGGTCGCGGATAACACGGCCGGGTTCGGTGCGGACCTGTCGCGAACGCGAAACCATTTGATCCCAAGCACGACTCCGGAACTCTTCGACAGAGGTCCCATTGCGCACGGCCTGCTCGATATCGCCGGCGTCCATTTCGGCATCGCGACCGAGCGCCATGATGTCAGCGGCGCGAGCGGCGTCACCGGCAGCCGGCGCCGGCGTGGTGGCAGGGTCGGTGTCATCCTCGTCGGCCATTGCGTCGATCGCGGCGCGGGTCGCGGTAATTTCGGTAAGGATGGCCTGATGTTCCGCCTCGATCGAGCGCGCGGCCTCATCGGTCGTGTCGTCTTTGATCTCGGCAAGCTTCGCGGCCGCGCGGGTTTCGAGGTCCCGCAGCTTCTTAAGCAGCTTCTTCATTTTCGGATTGCTCCTGGTTGACGCCTTGCCCAAAGGCCGGGTTGAGGGCAGTTGGCTCGCGAGGCGCGTGCTTTAGCGGGCCGTTTCGAGGGCACGCATTCGCATGCGGATGCGTCGCGCCTCATTCTGGCCGGGCAGTGCCCGGAATTCGCAGCGGAAGGTTTCCGCTTTGTCACTGCGGACTTGAGCGCCGACGTCGAAAGGAACCGTGACGAAAGAAATCTCGAACGGTTCCCAGTCGACGACGCGCCAAACCTGCGGATCCTTGCTCTTGTCGACTTCGATTTTCAGCCGGCGATAACCGACTGAAAGCGATCGGAGGAACGGGCGCCCATCGGGGCCGAGGTCGGTTGCCTTGCGGAAAGCGGCGTCAGACTTTTCGTCAACGCCCTCCTTTGGAAAGCGGATCGTCGCGCGGCCTTCGCCCTTTTCGATCCATGCCCGCTCGACGACCGCGAGCATGCCCTGAATCCCGCTATGGCGATCGTGACTGTCAAGAACCGGCGCGCCGGAATTGAGCCGACCTAGCCGCACCGCCTTATCGGAAACGACCAATTCCTCGACGTAGCGCTGGCCGCTCATCCAGTCGAAACGGTCGCCGGCCGCGCCGGTTGTCCATGTCACCTCGATTGTGCGTGTCTCGGCATTTACAGACGTAATCGCCGCCGCCCGCGTCTCGATCGGCAGGTCGCGATTGCCGTCACTCATCTTCGTCGGCCTTGCCGTTTCCGGTTTGCTTGCCATTGTCAGGCGATCCTTTCATTGGCTTGCGCGCGTCGATATCGAGCGCCAGTCCGGCGCCGTCGCGCTGTTTGTCGATCGTTTCGTAAAACGCTGCAGTATCCTCGACGACCTTGCGCCAGTCGCGACCCCAAGCGGCGATGAATTCCTGTGGCGAGGTTCGACCCGCGCGCACGGCCAGAATGTCGGCCTCAAGATCCTTTTTCGGATCGATAGGCTCGACCGCCGGCATAATGTGGTCGATCGGATAGCCGTCACGGCGGCGTTTAAGTCTGCCGTGGAAAACAGCGCGGTGAATCAGCCGGCGATGCACCGGCGCAATCAGCTGCGGGACGGCGACCGTCCATTGCACTTGCTCGACCAGCCGCCGAAACTCGATCTTGCCGGCGCGGAGGCTGGAATAATTCGCCTGGCGCAGGTCACCCGTGAGTTGGTCATAGGTAATGCCCGCTCCGGCGGCCATAGCCTGCATGGCGGTCATATAGACCTCACCGAACGCCGTCTGCGATGACGGGCTGGCGAACGTGATCTCGCCGTCCCCGATGTCGGCCAGCATGCCAGGCTCGATGCGGGTCAGCTTTTTACCGTCCGTGTCATCCTTGTTTTGCCTGGCCAGCGGCGACATGCCCCCTGACGTGCGACGGATAAATCCGGCAAAGCACGCCTCGGTGCGCGCCTTGACGAGCGTCGCCTCGATCAAGTCCTGCACTTCGCGCGCATTCAACAGGATTGAAGCGAACCATGGAACGCCGCGGACCTGGCCAAAGCGCAGCGGCCGATAGATATGGCTGAGGTCCGACCAGGCCACGAAATTCGATTGGACCGCATTGAGGCCCAACTCGCTCGGGTGATCTTCGAACAGATGCAGGCCTTCGCGGCGACCCAACACACCCATTTGAACGCCGAGGCGAATTCGGCGCCCTGCCTGCACGATCGCCGCCGTATCCTTCGACGTGTCAATGGAATCGCCTTCGAGTCCCTGCAGTCGGAATGGAACGGTTCGCCCGGCGTCGGCCAACGGAATGTCGACATAGCGAACGACCGTATCGCCGCCCTCGATCATTGATCGAACCGTCAACGCCTGAATGCCAGACCAGTCGAGGAAGCCCTCGACATCGGCCTGCTCGGCCCATTCCTCGAAAACGAGCTTGACCTCTTTGTCGAGCCGGTCGGAACCGGTATTCGGAACCGTCACAATGCCAGTGCCGACGACGTGAGACGTCAGCACGTCGAGCATGCGCTGACCTGCCCAAGAGTCGCGCACAAACTCGCGCGAACGGTTGCGGAGATCGCGCAGCGAGGACCCGATTTCGCCGTTGGCCGACGTAGAGCGACCGCTCCACCCCTTATTGCGGCGGCCGGACTTCGCGGCCGCATAGGCGCGTTCGCCATAGGTGTCTAGCACCTGGCGCGCAGCGACGCGGCGGGCGCCCCACACGGGCGAAATCGCGCCAATGATGCGGTCAAGCGCGTTCATTTAATAACCGCCCTCATACTCGGCAAAGGACACGCCCGGCCGGGCGCTTGCGTCGATTTCCGCCTTGATCACATCGCGCGCTTTGAGCATGTCCCCGGTCGATTGATACTCGACCTCATGCGTCTGAAAGCGAACGCGGCGCGTGCCGCTCGCGATCGCCGCCTCGATACGGTCGAGGTCGCTTTGCGTCCATGCCATCAATATTCATCCCAAAAAGAGTCGCCGCCAGCAGATGCCGTGCGTTCATCGACATCGCCGGTCTCGGCGCCATCGGTGGCAGGCGGCGCATCAGGCCGGTTAGGTTTCTGTACCGCCAGCGGTTGCGGCGAAAACAGGTCAGGTCTTTTGACGACTTCCGGTGCGCAACGCTCCGACGCGAGCGTCGCCCATTCATCGGTCGTCATGCGCGAGAGGCCGAGATAATCGGCAAGTGCGTCGTTGTAGATCGTGCAGTCGAGGAAGTGGTTTTCCTCGCCGGCGCGGACTTTCCAGACGCGGCGGACGCGACCGCGGAAATTCTCGTTCGCCAGATATTCCGACGTGATTTGCCGGAAATAGACCTCGTCGAGCCAAGTTCCGAAATGACAGTAGCCGGAAGGATCGCGCTCCTGACCGGCCTTCATGCCTTCCTTGCGCAGGTCGTCATAGTGCGCGCCTTTAAGCGGCCAGGTCCCAACGCCCCATACATGAACGCCGTTGCGGATCCGCTTGCCGTTGAAATCGATATCGACTGCCGTGCCGGTGCCGAGCGCCGGGCGCGACCATCCGTCAAGACCCTTGAGGGCGAAAGCACCGTTGCGCCCGCGAACCCACGTATAGACGACATGGCTGCGGAAACCGGAGTCGACGCCGAACGCGTCGACCCGGCGGTATCCGCCATATGCGTCGGGCCAAGCCCGCTCATAGACCTCGGCGAGCTTCAGGAACGCGCCGGCGTGCGGGTCGTTGGTTTCGCCCTCAATGATGCCGGCGTCGACGATCCATTTTTGCCGATCGGGGCCGTAAGCCTTGATCTCGTAGTAAATGCCGCGCATCTGCACATCGGCCGATCCGACCAGAATGAGGCCGAGCGGCGGGATATGGCCGCGCGTCATGTCCGACTCGCGGCGCTCCATAAGCCGAACGTGATCGGGCGCGTCGCCGCGGACCTCATACGGCAGGCCGAGCCATAGGTTATAGAAGGCCTTCAGCTTGAGCGGATCGCCGTTTGCCTCGACGAATTTGCGGGCGATTTCATCCCACGGCACGAGCGGCGACGACATTGCGCAGAAATGATAGCTGCGCCCCACACCCGGCCGCGTCGCCGTCGGGCGGTATTCGCCAGCGCGATAGACCGCGTTCTTTTCGTGGCCTTCAATGATCGTCCCGCAGCACGGCGTCACATAGTGAGCCTGGTAAGGATGCTCGTCATTGAACCGGAAATGCTTCCTGTCGAATTCGAAAACGAAACGATCGCCGCAGCCGGGGCAGGCTACGTGCCATCGCCGTTGATCGCCGGCGAGATAAGCGGCCTCGATCTTCGACGCGCCCTTGACGGTCGGTGTCGAAATTTTCAGCCGCTTCCAATCGCCAGTCGCCAAAAACGAAATCTGCCGAGCCTCGACCATTTCGATCGGGTCGCCCTGGCCATCGAGGTCGTCGGGATACTCGTCGATCTCGTCGAGGAACGCTTTCTTGATCGTTTTAGACCGGAGGTCGGCCGCCGACGACGCGATCGCCAACGTGAGTGAACCGCCGGCGAACTGCTTCGACGTCGCCGTCGAACCCTCCGCCGACCGGGACGTGACGCCGCGAACCTTTTTCGCCAGCGCCGGCGAGGCCTCGATCGCCGGCTGCAGCTTTTCCTTGTTGAAGTCAGACAGCGCGCCGGACGTCGGCTGCACGATCATCATGCGGCAAGGATCGCGGTCGATCGAATGGCCGGCCGAAATGATCAGGACGGTCGTGAAACCGGTTTGTGCCGACTTCATGACCGCTATTTCGTTTTCGAGCGAATCCGGCCCGAGGGCGTCGACGATCTCGACGCAATGCAGCCCGAGCGCGCGATCCCATCTTTCGTTGGCGCGCGGACCGTCGGGCACGACCAGATTTTCACCCGCCCATGCCGACGGTGGCAGCGGCGCCGGCGGTGTCACGGCAAGCGCCATCGCGCCAGCAATCACCGCCAGGGCGGAACGGGCGAGAGAGATTTTCATTCGTCGGGTATCACTGTCTCGATCGGTCCGGCGCTCTCGGCGGCCTGGCCTTGTGCTGCGATTTGCGAAAGCGCTGCGGCGATCTCGCCGCGCACCTTCACGCTGATTTCCTTGAGCAGGCGCCGCACGCCCGCGACGCCTTCCCGGCTGACGACAGCAGCGATCTCGTCGGCGTAGCGCGCGAGGCCGTCGAGGTCGCGTGCCAGCACGATCCCGATTGCCGCCGCGGCCGCCTCGATCCCGTGCTCGCCTTTGATCGGCAGCACCGCCCCTTGCCGCTCGGCGAGGTCGAGCGCCTTGAGACGGGCGTCATACTGAGCGCGTTCAGTCTGCGCATCACGCATTGCCGCCGAATTGTTGGCGGTCTCTTTGCGGGTTTCTGCCGCGTGTTCCTTAACCGCGTCGCCGGTTTGGCCGACGGCGCGGTCAAAAGATACAAGCTCGACCATGCGCGATTTGCCGTCGCGCCTCGTGGCAATCTTGCCATCGCTCTCAAGTTGGTCGACCCGCTTGGTGATGGCGGCGCGGGATACGCCGCGCCGGCGAGCAAGCTCGGCGCACGTCACCCAAACGCCGCCGCTGTCGGCTTCGTTTGGATCCATGCCTGCGGTTGCCTTTTCTGTGTTAACCGGCCGCCGTGGTGTTAACCGTGTTAACCCAAGTTTCGGGCAGCCTCGCTAGCGATATCTCGGGGTCGCCCCGGCCCGCTAGGGGCAGGGGTGCGGGAGGGACCCACCGACCCCCTGCCTCCTGTCTGCCTCGGGAGGTCAGGGCAGGAGGCGATCAATCTCATGAAGGACGCGAGGCGCAAGCGCCTCGTCGATCACTTCGGCGAGCAGTTCCAGATAGACAGCATCGTTGTTCGTGATGTCGTGCGCCGGGTTGGGGCCGAACAGTTCCCGAATGGGAAGCCTACTCGATCCCTCGCGCAGCATCACGCCAACGTGCCCCGAGTCCATCTTCGCAATGAAGGCATGGCGGTACGATCCGCGCAGCCTCACACGCACACCCTTCGACGTTTGCGTCGCACCGAGCTTGTGAAGCGGTATCCACCCGGATCGCACCACGACGTCGGACGTATTGCCGCCGGCGTTGAACCTTGCGCTCGTGCGCTCACGAATAACTTTCTGCGGCAGTTTCAACCGCGGTGCGGCACGCTTGAGATAAGCGGTGCGCGCCATTTGGGTTGCACGCTTGCCGGCCCGCGCGAAGGCCTTCGCCTTGATTTCGCCAGGTAGCTTACGAAACGCGCGCGACAGCGCCAGATATTCGGAAGCGTTGGCAATAATCACGGGCGAAGGCCTCGGCAGTTGTGGCGGTTTTGGCCGCCGGCTTCATGGCGAACCTCATCGGTTAGCATGCGAACACCGCCCCGCGCCTTTCGCAAAGGGCGCTTACTCCCTTCGACCCGTCGAGCAGATCACGTATTGGGATGGCGACTAGGCAAAGAAAAACCCGCCGGGCTGTTTTGCCGGGCGGGTCGCTTCTGCCTTTTGGTGCGTGACAAGTAATGCTCAAAATTCCGTCCGCGCGTCAAGCCGCTTTTGCGGCCGGCTTCCTTCGCCTCCTTGCCTTTGATTTCGCTACGCTTTCCGGCAGTCCATTTGACGGCGAAACGGCCGACAGGTCGGGCAGAATTCGCCCGCGTCGCGAATCTGTCGAGCGCTCGGGCGAATCTCCCCACGGCTGCACAGGCCAATCGACCGCCTGAAGCTCAACCGTTTCGAGCGTGCCGTCGAGTTGATCGTACAGCATGCACATTGCGGCACAGAAGATTTCATATTCTGCGCGGGCCACCATGACCGGCACCGGGTCGGGCGCGAAGCGCGCTTTACGGTATGCACCAGCCGCGGGGCGCTGCAGGCGCGTCGACCAGCCGTCGACCTCGGTCGTTTGCACCGCGATCCGATCGCTTCCGTCGGCATCCTCGCCGACCACGGTGCGGACGTCGCGGCGAACAAACCAGCGATGGCGACCGTTCGGCCAGACCTCGAATTCCTTTACCGGCCGATGCGAAAGACGCCAGTCGGGCACAAGGCCGAGGATCGCATGACGCACGACCAGGACGTCGGGCCGAGCGCGAAAATGCATTGCGCCCTCATTGTCCGAAACAGTCGCCTTGATCAGCGCGTCGCCGACGGCGCGGCTTGCCAAGGCCTCGTCGATCTCTACCAGTTCCGGCATGGGGTGCCATCCTTCCGGCACGTCGACGGTGCATTGCGCCAAGCTGGAAACCGCATCGGCGATAAGCAGGGCATCGGCGTGCGGCCAACCAACCTGATCGAACGGAATGCACCCGAACCGGTTAGGCTGCCTGTCGACGATCGAATTGAGTTCGCCATAGGCGATCATCGATCCCCACCCCGACGAATAGCCCGACGGCGCGCCGGATGCGCCGGCCTCATGCAGCTTTGGCAATTCGTCACCCCACGCCCATCGCAAGGCGTCTGACATCGTCATTTTGCGCTTTCGCGGGGCGCTACCCTCCCTAGCGTCCCCAACTTTCGGGCTTGCGTCCCCAAAGATCATTTCTCTAACCTCTTGATTTCTTTATATTCATTTTTGAATTGGGGAGGGTAGGGACGCTAGGGAGGATAAATCCCATAATGTGTATAAAATTTCGCAGGAATTTCTTCTTTTCTTAAACGCCACACATATAAAAAAGGGCGCGAACGATCGTCCCTATCGTCCCTATCGTCCAGACCTATTGATTTTGCATGGCTTTTCACCCCTTCCCCCGTTTTCTTGCGACCCCGACAGGGCCGCTATCGACCCTTGCGACCCCGTTGGGGCAGCAAATCGACCCTATCTCCGCTGCGAAGCTGAAAGGGGGAGAAGGGCGCGCGCTTGCGAAGCAGCAAGCCGCAACGCTAAGGTGCCGAAAAATGGAGGCGGGGAGATGAAACGAAAACTCATCGTTGCGGCCGTTCTGATTGCCGGAACGACTGCAGCATCGGCAGAGCGAGCGACAGAGGCACAGCGGACGGTGATCCGGTATTTGCTGGAAGCGACCATGATCGCCAAGAAATGCCCTTACCTGGTCGCTAATGAGCGCGTGGCGAATGATGCCATGGATAGCGCGGGCATACCTCGCAACGCTTTTGCAATAAGCGGCGTTTTTCACGCCGAGGCAAACGAGATCAGCACGGGCGTCCTTGAGCGTGTAGGCCAGTTGTCGGCCGACGGCGCCTGTGCGATGGGGCAAGCGAAGTTTGGCAGCCAAGGCGAACAAATCCCGAGCTTGCTGGTCACAAACTGACCCGCTCATAGCTTGACCAGCCCGAAACAGCCGCGTGTGGCCCAAAGGGCACCTTGCACCGGCGGGTGAAGCCTGTACGCCTCGCCGCAAGCGGGGCAGGTAGCGTCACCGCTCACCCTGGCGATCCGGCCTCTATCGAGGTTGCGCTTGTCGGCCCGCGTGAGCAGGTCGGGATTGTTCCCGAACTCGTCATAGCCTAGCGAATGCTGAATAGCCTGCATCACAGCCGAATCCTCCCGGCAACGATCGCGAATATCAACCAGACCACGCCGGCGATCACAACGGCCTCGATCGCCAGTATCGGCAACCCGAAAACAATGATGACCAGCGCCAAACCGATGTCAGTCATGGCCGCGCCGCCTTCCTGCGAACGTGGTGCGTTTCGGCGATGTCGTGATAGAGCCGGTCGCGGATCCGCCGCTCGACCACGGTCACCGCATGGCAAGGCGGATCGTCTTTTTCCGTGTGAGCGCACACGCACGAGCCGTTGGCGAACTCGCACAAAATTTGCCAAACAGGCGGCGGCATCGGTGCGCCCGTCGACAAGCGGGCGGGCTTCACGGCAACACCTTCACAAAGCTGTCGGCGGTTGTGTGGAACATGCCGTTTCGGTAGGTGGGATGGCGGACGGTGTAACCGATCGACGGCGGGTGCCCTTTCCTCCAATTGGCCTCGATGCATATGATTTCCCCCTCTTGCTCGCGGCCGTTCCTGTCAATGTAGGCGACAACGTCACCAAGAGCGGCGACGGGTTGTGCGGGGACTTCTGCCTTTGCCATTTATCCCGTTCCTTCTTTTCCGGTTTGATCAGCCATGCCCCGGCCAATCCATTCGTCGCGGACGCGTAGGCCGCGATAGACAGGCGTGCCGTTGGTTTTGGCCTTGTGGAATTGTTGCGAGGTCGTGCCATCCGGCGACGGCCAAGTGCGGCGCGCCGCATCAGGCAGGCGGCGATAAAAGGTCGTGTCCTTTACCTTCACTGTGCCGGTCGCGACGCAGTACCGGTCATAAGCCATGTAGAGATCGAACGGCTTTTCCTGGTCGCTCTCGTCGCCGGTAATGTCGCACGCGCTGCGAATGAAAGAGCCGATCGGATCCTCTTCCTCGCGGTATTCCTGCGTCGCGTCGAGAATGTCGCGCGGCGGGTGCAGGCCGCCAGAATTCAGGAAGTCGATCGCCCCTTCGACCGCCCATTTCAGGATACCGGGCGCCTCGGCGAGCAGCTTGCGCGGCAGTTCCTTGTCGACCTCGTCTTTGGGAATTTGTTCGTTCCACGGCACAAGGTGGATGCGGCGCCATATGCCGTCGTCATTGCCGACGATAACGGGCTTGTGGTTTCCCGACACAATCAGAGTGAATTGAGGGCTGAATTCGAAAAAGTCTTGATGTAGCCGACGCACCGCCAAAGCCTCGCCGCCGGTCAGGCGCTTGATCAAGGCTTCCTTGAAGCGCACCCCGGACTCAGGTTCGGAAGCGGCGACGAGGCGCGCGCCTGGTAGCCGGGCAAGGTCGGGTGTAGCCTCGGCGCCGGAGCGGCGATCCTCGCCGGCGAAACTGTCGATCGAGAGCGTCACCGCATAGTCGGCGAAGATGCGCGCCAGCGTGTCGACAAAGGTCGATTTGCCGTTGCGGCCGATGCCGAAGAAAAACGCGATCATTTGTTCGGTATTGAGGCCGAGCAGCGCATAGCCGGTCAGCCTTTGCAGATAGTCGCGCATCGGTTTTGACGGTTGCACGCGCACGAGAAACTTTTCCCAAGCCTTCGGCCGCTGCGCATTGTCGAGATAGTCGACCGGCGCGAGCTTCGAAATCAGGTCGTCGCGGTTGTGTGGATCAAGGCGGACGTCCCATCGATAACGAGGGTCTTGCGGGTCGCTTTCCTCATCCTCGGTTCGCGAAAAGCGCAAGGTGCCATTACCGACGTTGAAGGCGTAAAGGTCGGTATTAAGGTCGTCGACGCTCGCCGGGCGATAGGCAGCGGCCTCGGCGAGCATGTTGGTTATTTTTGACGAACCGCAGGTCGACTTCGCATGGCGCAAACGGGTGCCTCGCTTTTCGGCGACGCGTTCCTCGGCGATCTCGGCGGCGGCGATCGCATCCGCCCAGGCCTTCCGGTCGGCAGTGTGCTTGAGCATGTCCTCGCGACTTGCGCCGCGCGCATCAAACGGCGCGACAAGCGACTCGCGGGCAATCTTGGCGGCGTCAATCTTTTCTTGATCGGCGATGCTCGGCGCGAGAATTTTTGCCTCTTCGAAAATCGCTTCGGCGGCGTTGTGAGCGAGACGCCGGACAATCGCGCCAGACTCGTCCTCTTGCCAGCGCTGCCCGTCAAAGGCGTGCCACCCGACGTGCGTCACATGGCGCACGTCATGACCCGCCCAAATCAGGAAGCGACGGGCGTTGCCAATATCGTGTTCCGGTTCGGCGGCGCACTTGGCGATCGCCTCGCGTTCGGCGTCTGATCGGGTATGCGCTGTCACGATCCATTAGACTCCGAACAAGTCGTCGACGACGCCGACGGGGTGCGGGGTCGCGTTCGCCTGCCGCTCGGCTTTCGCCTTGGTCGAGGCGTGGCGCCGGCTGACAGGCCCGGCCGTCGCGTGCTCAAGGCGTCGCGCAATGTCCGCCTGATATTCCGGGTCGCGCTCTATCAGGATCGCGTTGAAGCCCTCGCGATAGGCGGCCTCGCCGGTCGAGCCGGACCCGCCGAAAAGGTCGAGGATGGTGCCGCCGGGCGGGCACAGCATGCGGCAGAGCCATTGCATCAGGTCGAGCGGTTTGACGGTCGGATGGCCCGAGCCGATGCGATCATGTGCGTCGGCTTTGGCCGTGTAGAAGAACCGAGCGGCTGAGCCGCTATCGGCAAAGGTGGCGCCGCCGACGCGCCGGCCGAACATGCCGTCGGATGAGTTGCGCTCGTTGCCATAGATGCCGGCGCTGCGCGCTTCGGCTGGAAAAGCTTCCGTCGTGCCGTCAATGCCGTCATGGGTCAGGTTGGCGGGGAATCGGCCGCGCGAAGCATCGTAATCGCTGCGGTCTCGATGATCGTCGCCATAGACGGTGCCGCTAGCACGTGATCGGCTTCCGAATTTTGTATGAGCGTTCTTGCGTTCGGTCGCAGCCCGATCGGCCTCGTCGATCTCTACACGACCCGCATCGATATTGATCGCGCCGGTGCCGGTCTTAAGCACCTGGCGCGCTACGGATTTTTCCTCGATCGGCTTACGGGCGATGACGATCGGCTCATAGGCGGGCTTGAGCGCCGTCCCCCATCCATCCCATGCTGCCGCTTGCGGCGTGGCGGGCACATAGTCGCCGGGCTGGTATTCCCGACCATTGTTCTTTTCCCATCCCGACCGATGCTGATCGGCACCGGGGATCATGCGTTTGACCGGCTCGCCGGTGGCGTTGACGTCACCCTTTTTGCCGAACGTCTTGTCGATCGCCTTGGCGAGATCATGGTTCTTCGGAAAGCCCGAACCGAACACCCAAAAAGCCTCGCCAAGCGACCCGAATTGCTCGAGCAACCGGAACAAGGCGTCGGCCTGTGAGCGGGAGAGACTTTCTAGGAAGGCGACAACCCGTTCGTCGGGGTCAATCAGATTGACGATCCTGTCGCGCACTTCGAAGCCGGCGGCCTCGATCCCGAACGCCATCTTGTGCACGCATTTCGGCGCGGAAAACGCCGCCAGGTGCCCGCCGGGCTTGAGAACGCGCAACACCTTGACCCAAGTCTCGGGCCGGAATGCGATGTCGCCGCCGTCCCAATCCTTACCCATGAAGCCGGCCGATGCTCGGGAAAAGACGCCATCGCTGCCGAACTTTGCTGGCGCAGCGCCAGACTTACCGAACCGCTCGACGATCGTGTCGAAATGGTAGGGCGGATCGGTGATAACAGCTTCGACGGAATTCGGCGCCAGCCGATCGAGCACGTCGAGGCAGTCGCCGGGATAGAGCGTCACCCGGCCGTCGAGGAAGGTGCGACTTTCCACGCCTTAAAGCTCCGGTATCCGAGCGATTGTGAAGGCGCGGCGGCCGCGGCCCTGGCTTGGCGAAACGGCAATGAAGCCCTTTTCGAGCAGCTTGTCATAGACGGTGTCGAGATAGGCCGGAGCGACGCCGGAGCGCGTCGTGATGTCCATCGGCGAGGGCCGCACGATGCGAATAGCGCCGGCGGCTGCGGCAAGCGCCCGAAACACCTTCAATTCACGCACCGTAAGGCCGCAGGCCGCAGCACGTTCGGCCAGTTCCCTTGTCGTTTCATGCCGCGGAAACAGCTTTTCGAAATGCTCCCGCGCGATCCTGACCTCCCCGTCGGCGCGTGACAGGTCGAGGCAATCGAACAGCGACTGCACAAGCTCACCGGGCGTCATACCGACGCGTTCGGCGGCCTTTTTCAGGGCGGCGTGCCGGGTTTCGGGTGTGCGCACGGTATAGCGGAAAACCGGCGGATTGAACAAAGCGTCCATTGTGAGTGAAGCCCCCTCGTTTGGGATTGATCAGGCGTGAGCAAGACGCGCGTGATGCGCGCAATAGGAGCCGTCGGCCGGCGCGCCGCAGAAGCGATGTTGATCGCGGCCAGCATGGTGCGGCGTAACAGAAAAACGGCATTCGCCGGCGGCAAGCTCGACGAGCGGCACGGAACGGGCGGTCGGCGGAAGCGGCAACAGCCGCACCCCGATCGCCGCGAATTCCTTGGTAAGCATTGCGGTGCCGGCGCGGCCCGCTGCAAATGCCGCCGATTTCCCGATGGCAAGGGCGGGCCGCTTTGTCACCGGCCGCGCAGTTGGCTTGCCTTGCGGCTTGCGGTGCGTCGAACGTCCGACGGCGGCGCGGGTCTGCGGGGCTATGCCGTTTCGCGCGCGATGCCGGTGAGCGAGGCCAATAATCGCATTGCGTGAGCAGCCATAGCGCGAGGCGATCACGCTGGCGCTGTCTCCGGTTTCGAAAAAGGCTTTTATGATCTCTGCCTTTTGCGCTTCATTCCATGCCATCGGCCTTGATCCTTTCCATCAAAAGCGAGTTGAAATCGTGCGGCGCCGGCGCCCAATCGATGGGGCAGTCGAGGCCGGTCGGCGTTAACCGCGACTGCGCACGTAACATGGCGGCACGGGTCGCAAAGGGGTCGCTATCGCCGTCGCCGAGCAGGTAAAGCCGCTCAATGCCGGGGTGCGGGGAAAACAGTTTCGCCGGATCCTCGTCGGGGTGCGGGTCTGGACCGGGGACGCGCACCGGCATTTGACGATCGTCGCGACGAATGATCTTGAGAGACGGGTGCGCGACCGTGCGGGCGGCACGGCCTGCGAGGTTGCCGAGGTCGACGCTCGAATAGAGCGAACCACGGAAATTCCGCAGGATGGACCAGGACAGCACCGTTTCGACGCCCTCACCGACGCCGGCATCCGGCTCGCTGCGGATCGCGTCGCGCAGGACAATGCGGCCGCCCTTTTTCGAGCCGCGCACTTTCTTTGCCGGCAGCTGTTCGCCGGTCGTGGGATCGAAGATTTCCGCCTTACCCTTTGGGCCGCGCGGATTGACCCATGTCGCATGCAGGCCGAGGAAATGCCCGTCGGCAGCTACGATCGGCCACAGCATCGCCGGGCCGCGATGGATGATGCGCCATTCCTTTACGGGACGGCCGGCGGCATCGGTGCGACCAGTGTCGACATGGTGCCAATAGGGAAAGTCGGCATGCTCCCGGCAATGTGCGCCAGGCATGCGGGCAGGCAACGCGTCTAAGCTGCGGCGGGAAAGATAGACGGCAACCGCGCCGCCGTCAGGAAAAGGGATGCCGGCGCGCCAGAGATCGAAAGCGCGGCGCCGTTCCTTTTCCCTGAATGTGTTTTCCTCGGCCTGCGCTTTCGTCGAATCGACTTTCGGCGCGACGTCGGCAAGGTTGCCGGTCAGGATTTCGACCGCGCGCCGCAGGCCGCAATTCTCGACGTGCCGCACGAGCGCTATCGCGTCGCCGCCGATCGCGTCGCCGGCGCCCTGACGGCATCGCCATATGTTCTTTTTGCTGTTAACCGAAAAGCGGTCACGGCCGCCGCAACCAGGGCAAGGCCCGACCGATTCACCCGACGGATTAGCGCGGCCGGCGAAGCCGTAACGCGCGGCCACTGCAAACACATCGAAGGCGCGAGCCTTGTCGATCGTCTCTTGCGGGATGCGCTCGGCGGTATTCATGCGGCCGCCCTTTCCATTTCGGCAAGAGCGTGCGCACCCCACTGATCGGCCATCGCGTCGGCGACGCCAGGAAAGAAGCGCGACCGCTCCTTTCCGCGATTTGGGCCGGGCGGCATCCGGTGCACGCGCGACCATGTCCTGTGTTCGTCTGTGCCCTTGGCAGGCGGGGTAAGCTTGTTGGTTGGCGTGAGGGGTGGCAGTCCGCGAAGATAAAGCCCTGTAGCCTTGAATTCGGGGTCCCCGAACCACCAGGGTTGCACGGTTTGCGCCGGCGGCTGATAGTTTCGGATGCGCGCCCGAGCATGCTTGTGCATTACCGGATTTTCGACGGCGACTCGCTCGATCGGCGCGTTCCAACAATCGGAAAAAAGCGCAGCGCCTTCGTCCAACTCGTTCCACATTTGATCGAGGGTCTTGCCGCGGGGAGGTGCCGACAGCCAACGCACGCCGGAATTGCAAAGGCGCGTGCATGGTGGATGCGCGACCACGAGCATGTCCCATCCATCATTAAGATGGTTTCGCACGTCGCCGATCAAATGCTTGTTGTTACCGTCCTCGGCCGGCAGCAAATCGCATGACCATGCATCGTAGCCTCGCGCCGCAAAAGCGCGGCGAACCGTGCCGGTGAATTCGCAGGCAACGAGAATGCGGAGCGACCTCATGCCGCCACCTGCAGGGCGAGCGCCACGAGGCCGACAGCCCAGGCGCCAAGCGCCGCGCCGGCGGCGATCGCCAGCAATAGAAAATCGCGCACACATAACGCGCCCGGCGCGGCATATGCGCGGCGGAGAATGACGGCGATCGAGCCGAGTGCGAGGATTACGATCGTAAAGCAGCCGCCGACCATTGTGGGTTACTCGACGCGAATGCCGGCGCGCAGTTGCCACAAAGCGGCAAGCGCCTCGTCGATTTCTTTCGAGATCGCATTGCGCTCATTCGGCGACAGATGGCCGTCGGCCATAGCCTCAAGAACGGCGGCTGATACCTCGCCAGTCTCGCGAATGAGCGATCCGACCAGCGCCGGCGTTGTCTTTCCCGTCGTGCTCTCGATCGGGGTGACGGCATAACCAAGGATCGAGGCCATCGCCGACAGGATGACGGGCGACCCGGCGGCCATGTCGGCGTCGAGCGCAACGTCGATCGGCATGAACGCCGCGTCCTCGTGCGGCGCCTTGTATTTTGAAAGAGCCGCAGCCTCGACGCGCGTCTGACCGGCGAGCAGCGTGCCGCCGCCGGCGCGATCGATAGAGCGGCCGGTCGCCGCTTTCAGCTTTTCGCGATCGTGGTCGGACGTCGGTCTCGTTTTCATTCAAAGCCCCCTACGGAAAATCGGTGTACGGTTTTTTCCGTGACCCCCGCGCCGTCGAGCCGCATAAATCGCGGCATGAACACGACGGCGAACATTCAAATTTCAACCTTGGCGCGGCTCATGCCGGCGAGCCATTCAAGCGAAGTGCCAAGCTCGACCGCTAACGCGGCGGCATCAGAAAGACTTAGCCGATGCTTTCGGTGCGCGAGAAAATCGCGTAAGCCGTCACGCTTCATTCCTGCGGCCGATTCTATGTCTGCAACTGATCTTGCGGATGCGGTCACAGCGGCCGCAAAGCGCTCTCGAATGGTTTCAATGTCGGGTTGTTTAGCCATAGGGCGTATACCATACGGAAATTTCCGTATTGTCAACCGGAGGATTCCCGCTTTCGATGCGGAAAAAAACGTGTAAAATTGTGCATAAGGGGCTAGGGAAGGTTAAAACGATGCTTGACAGTAACGGTCATGGCGCTCAGCGGCTTCGCGAGCGAATCGCTAGACGCCTACAGGAAACAGGAAAGAAGGCCGCCGCGGTTTCGCGCTCGGCCGGATACGGGCCAGATTTCATCCGCGATTTTTTGGCGGGTCGAAAAGGCACTATGAACGCCGAAGCGGCGGCGCGCATCGCACATGAACTTGAAACGACAGTCCCTTGGCTGCAGGGCGACGATGCCGCATTGCCGGAACCGCCGGACCCGCAAACGGCGCGAGCCCGCAGCGTTCCGGTGTTTGGCACGGCCGCGGGCAGCGAGGGCGGCGCCCTCCATATCGGCAGCGACGTCATTGAATGGCTGCCGTGCCCGCCAGGCATCGAGGGCGTGCGCGACGTCTATGCCCTCTATGTTGTCGGATCCTCTATGGAACCGCGCTTTCGTCAGGGTGACCCGGTTTTTATCGCGCCCCATCGCCCACCGCGGCCGGGCGACGACATCGTCATTCAAATCAAGTTCGACGAATCGGGCAGCGTCGAATCCTGGGTTAAGGAATTGGTATCCATACGGGACGACCAGATTGTCGTCCGTCAGCACAATCCGTCCGGTGAAATTTCTTTTGACCGTCGTCAAGTTATTGAAATGCATCGAATAGTGCCGGTTAACGAGCTATTCGGGCTGTAG